CATTCTTTTGATTTCCATAAACTGAATAAGGCTTATAGAAATTATTTGAGTCTGGTACATATCCACCTTGATATGCACTGAACGCTGGGTTGTAACCCATGGCTGCTGCGACTAATCCTTGTGCTGCTACTTGGTCAGCCATACTTCTGGCAGAGCCAACAGCCTTAGCTAGATCCTTACCTTTAGCGATGGCTTCCTGCTTTGCTGCTTCTTGGCGACGTTCAGCCAGTGCTTGACGTGCGCTTGGTGCACCAGAGGGTTTTGGTTCTTCTTTAGCTGATGGAGCAGGTGGTGGTGGAGCAGACTGAGAAGTCATGCTTGTTGGTCCAGCAGGTGGAGGTGGAGCAACGACTGATGTTACTGATGTCACAGAGGTTGCGCTAGTTGTTGATGGTGTGCTCAAGATTGTCTCAACTGAATCAACCTTTGGAGTCACTTGTGCTGCTGCTGTGTTAGACAATACCTGATTAACTGCTGACGAGTTTTCCACTGGCACTAGGTACTTGATAGCATATGCAGTGGCATAGCCAGTACACAACTTACTGTATAGAGAGTCTCTAATACACTGAGCGTCTAAGTATGCCTGTTCATATCCAGCACATGTAGTTGAGTGTAGTGGATTGATTGAACACTGATACTCTTGGTATGCTACTGCGTATCCTGCGCAGGTTGGGGAGTAGAGTGGGTTGGCGGAACACTGTTGCGTTTGATAAGCCACAGCGTAACCAGCACACTGAGTAGAATACAGAGGGTTGCTAGCACATTGTTGATCCGTGTATGCTTGCTGATAACCAGCACAGCTAGTTGAAGATAGTGGGTTTACTGAGCATTGATCTACACTGTAAACCATTCCAAGACTAACGTTACGAACCTTTGGTCCATAGTAGCCACCCCAATAACCACCATCCATACCAGAAAACTTAACAGTCAAGTTTCCAAATTCAGACACAGGTCCAGGGTTTATGTAATCTACAGTACCGCTGAATGTTGTCCAGTCAAACTTTGTATTGTATGTCCAACTATCAGACTTGCGGATAAATGTATTGTTACCGTTGTAAGTATAAACTGTAGCTGTGAGTGTATCAGTACCACCTTGACGGTTGTCACCATTCAAGTTATTGATTTCCCAGCTGTAGTTGTATCCAGTCACTTGAATACCTGTGCCTGCATTAGCCAATGCCTGATTGATGGCAAAGGTTTGTGCAGCGGTAGACTGACCATAACTGAAGTGGATGGTGTTTGTAGCTGGATCGTACAAAGCGCCTGGACCGCCTGAGCAGCAGTTGTTTGGATGCGCACCTGTGCTCACTCCAGTCCATGTATGAGATGTGCCTGAAGTGATTAGGTTGGCTGTAGTATCTGCGAATGAAGAACTAGCCACCAACGCCATGAGCGCGAGTAGCTTCTTCATTATTCTTTGCTCTTAACCTTTTGAGGTTGACGCTCTGGGTTGGCATCCCATGTTGCCTTGGCGCTTTCACCGATTTTACCATCTACTGGACATGGAGTACCAGCGTTCATCATGGCAGTGAACACGCGTTCGTCTTGGCAAAGGGTTGCAACTGCAGCAACCTTCATACCCATATCATACAATGAGCGAGAAAGTTTTAAGCGTTCGCAGTTTTTATCAGTGACAGAGCCACCGAAAGAAATACCCAGAACTTGCGTCTGGGCAGCACCTGAGTATCCTACAGCACAAACATCACTGTTGATTACTGTGATGGCTGGAGAGATAGCAGATGGAGGAGGTGATTTAACAGTTGTAGTACTGTTTGAGTCTGTGGTGCTTCTAGAAGTCGAGTCAGTTACGATTGGGTCTACTGCCCAAGCCGTTGATGTAGCCATAACAAAAAGCACCGCAGCAGCGATCTTTTTGTACATGTTTGTTCCTTGTTGTTGTTATAATTTTACTACCATCTATTTAGCATATTGCTGACTTGGCAGAGTGTTGCATTCTTTGCAAGGTTTTGTTTCGCTGAGTGAACCACACTCCTTACATTCTTCCTTTTTCATTTTGCAGCTTCTCTACTTCAGCCTCTATTGAGGATGGGTTCTTAATAATCTCTTCGGCTTTAGACAGGAAAGATTTAGTTTTTTTCTGCTTTTCTACCGCGAGTTCGGCTTCGTAACGTCCCATTTCTTTGGCTGGTTCAACACGAGCATACAACTCAGGCTCCCAGTCTTTGGTGGGTTCATCAATCACAATGTCCAACATCTCTTCGGTTTCAACAATAGGTTCTTCAACCTTTACGGTTTCTTCGCGGGTGTCGGCGGTTTCGGTTCTCGTGGCTTTGGTGGGCACAACGGGCATTTCCCAAAGTTTGTCGGCATCTTTGCTCTCCTTCTTCATCTGCCAGTTGGCAGCGATCAATAACAGTACAGCTAGTGGATCGAACACAGCCACGATCATCATAGTGACAAAGCGTACAGCTTTCTCTAGGATGTCGTCGCCTAACTGATCGCCATAGATCACAGCTGCGATGTACTTTATTGGACCAACCTCAGCTTCCACCTTGCGCACTTCGCTGGCGATTGGTGCCCTCTCTTCACTAAGTTTGGCAACAGTTTTCTGTTCGGCTTCAATCTCAGAAAGTAATCGAGAGCGTTCTTTGGTCTGCCCACGACGGATCGCAACTGCTTTCTCCGCACCTTTTTCGTCTGCACTTCGACCCATAACTTGGTCCACAGCTTCATCCATCTGTTTGAGTGCTTTGCGGTTTGCATCAATATTTTCCTTCGCAGTTTTAATCTTATCATCTACAATGTTTAGCTTCGCTACAATATCACCAGACGGTACTGCCTGATCCAAGTGAGCCTTAGACAAGAAGCCGAAGATACCCATTGATGTCAAGAACATCAGGATCAAAAGAGAGATCGTGAAGTAAACCTTCATCAGTTTAGGGATCTCTTTCCAGTTACGGTACAACCAAGAAGCAATGACAAGTTTGGCTGCACCAAGAAGTGCACCCATAATAGCGATAGGCACAGGTGCTGATGCGAAGATAGCCATCAGACCGACGATGGCGTACCACTCAGCGACTGTTGACAATCCTAATGCAATAGCGAATAACAAATACTTCATAGCTTAGCAATTCCACTTTCTTAGAGCGAGAGCCTTTCTAGTAGGTTCGCCGTTTGGTTTCTTCATTGGTCCATCAACACCAGACATACGAGCGCAGAAAGACTTACGACGTTTCGCTGACTTGCTGTCTGGGTCTAGCTTAGATGGTGGAGTAGTGACTGGCGCTTTTAGGTTACTACCTTCTTTTCTATTGTAAGCATCGCGACCCTTTTGAGTCAGACCACCAGTAGAACTTTTATGTCCTTTGGCGTCAACAGCAGCTTCGTCTAGTTCATTTTCTTCTTTGACGCAAGAACCCTCTTCACACGGCTTAGTTCCAGGCTTACGCTTGTAGCCTTTCCAGCAGTTACATGATTCGTTTAGATACTCTGTGAATGACAGCATTATAGTTTTCCTTTGATATGCGAACCATGGACTCTCACTGAGATTTGACCATTATAGTAGTCGTCTGATTCTAGTACTCTTCTTGTGAATTGTTCTCTGGCTTCGATGTATGAACACTCAGCCTTTGACTTACAGTAAAACAAAATCTCTCGGGTGAAGTTGTCCTTCCCGAGAGTCTCAACGTCTTTGTTCAGTTCAATAGATGAACCGTAATATTCTAACCAATCAGAGTCGATCTTCGACTTGATCTTCTTTTTCTTCTTTGTCCCGTTCTTCAACGTGACTGTCTTGTAAGAAGTCTTGCTGAACTTAGCCAGCTTCTTACCAATGTACATACGACTGTTGACCTTGTTTACGATTAGATAAACAAAGCCAACACAGTCTTCGGGTAGTTCTTCAACGATTTTAGAATTATAAGTCCACATAATGGACTATTTATTCTTCGTCGTCAAAGTCCTCTTCTTCGTAAATGTCTGCTGAGCAAACAGGGCAATATACGATATCGGCTAACTGGTGGTCAGTGCCCTTCAATACGATCTTACCTTCTGCCTCGCATGCTTGACACTCAAAGTGTTTTGTAACTGCCATTACGCTGCCTTTCCCCAAACGTCATCCCATGAACCAGACAATGCTCCTTTCGCATAATCAGTCACTCGGTTCTCGAAGAAGTTGCCGTGTACTGGTGCGTTGATCATTTCCTCAACCCATGGTAGTGGATTCTTTTTAACTTTAAAAATACCCTTCATACCTAGACCGATCAAACGACGATCTGCGATGTAACGGATATACTGCTTAACGTCTTCAGCCTTCAAGTCGCGCATGTCGCCATGTGTGAACGCTAGATCGATAAACTTGTCTTCTAGTTCAACCATCTTCTCAGCGATTGAATAGATTTTACCTTTGAGTTCGTCGTTCCAGATCTCTGGATTCTCTTTAACGTACTCTTTGAATAGACGCATCATGTTCTCGGCATGCATCGTTTCATCAACGATAGACCATGTAACGATTTGACCCATACCCTTCATCATACCGTGACGAGGGAAGTTCAACAACATGATGAATGACGAGAACAACTGCATACCTTCAGTGAACGCTGAGAACACAGCGATGTGTTCAGCAACGCTGGCAACTGTACCGTTCTTGCTGGAGATATCTAGCACGTAGTCGTGTTTGTCTTTCATCTCTTGGTATTCCAAGAACTGGTTGTATGTTGTCTCTGGCAAACCCAACGTCTCAATCAAGTGAGAGTATGCAGCGATGTGCAACGCTTCGCGAGCAGCGAAGCCCATCAACATCATACGAACTTCAGGTTGTGGAAAGTGTGGGAGATAGTTCTTAACGTATCCACCAGCTACGTCAATGTCGCCTTGGGTGAAGAATCGGAAAATGTTAGTCAGGAAAGTCTTTTCCTCGACAGTCAGTTTCTTCTTCCAGTCCTTGACGTCTTCCATCATTGGCACTTCGGTGTGCAACCAGTGCGCCTGTTCGTGCTTCAACCATGCATCGTATGCCCATGGATAGTTGAACGGTTTAAAGTGGGTACGCTCATCCGTTAAGCGGTGTGTCTTCTTGGTCATCTTTGTATACCTTTACGTATGGGTTATCTATTGGACTATTATACTTCACTCCGTCTGCAACTTCAATTCCGAATGAAACCAGTGCACGTGCACCCAATGCTTCAATTCGATGTGGCATGTCTGCTGGAATGTATACAACGTCACCCTTGTTAAATTCTTCGCTGTAGAATGGTTCATCTTCACCTTCTCCGTAGAGATGAACCTTCATGTTATCACTAACGCCCCAGATAATGACGTTGTGGTTGTCTGTGTGTAACTTACCTTGTGCAGTCTTCGTGAATGAAACGAAGATGTGTGCATCGAAAATCTTCAAGAGAAGTTCTTCGTTCAAATAATTCATGGCGCGTTTGACTTCTGGGATAGTCTCAGCTTCATTCAACTGATAGCTAAGAATACCACTTGGTCCACCATAACGTTCACCATCAGCACATTTCTGAAGATGCTCAACAACTAACTCCCAAGAGATAGGTTCGATACCCTTCTTGATGTGTAGTGCTTTCTTCTCCAGAATGTGCCTATTGATATGTTCAATCATTCATTATCCAATACTAATTCAATCTTGTCGTCAACTATCTTGACTCCAATCACTTCACGATATCCCTCATTAGTCATAACAAGGACTTTAACAATTTCTTTGTTTTTATGGATCTCACCGCTATTCTTTGGAACGAGTGCCATCCAATACTTCTGAATCTTATGAGCGATATCGTAGGCGTCCATGTTATCCCTCGCAAGCCAAGCAAACAGACTCATCACCGACCATAGAGTGGAAATCAATCTCTTTGATAACCTCTCGTTCGATACGCTTAGAGACTTTGTCAGCCTTTGCGATCTTGTCTGAACGGCAGTAGTACATAGTCTTCAGCTTTTCTTTCCAAGCCATAAAATGTACCGCATGGATATACTTGATGTGGCTGTCTGGTCTGAAGAACACGTTCAATGACTGGGCTTGGTCTATATGTACTTGCCTGTCTGCGGCGTGTTGAACGACCCAGCGCTGGTCAATTTCCATAGACGTCTTGAAAACATCTTTGTTCCAGTCGTCCATCCAATCCAAGTGCTGAACCGAACCATCATTCGCAATAATCGAACGCCATACGTCGTTGTACCAGTCTTCATTATGTTTCTTAGCCTCTTCTTTGATCACAATATCGAGGAAGCGGTTCTTGTTTAGGTGAGAACCCGATAGAGTGTCTTGGCGATAAGCATTGGCGCGATAAGGTTCAATGCTAGGGCTAGTATTGCCCATGAGAATGGAAGAAGAAGCATTGGGAGCAATAGCCATGAGATGACTAAAGCGATTGCCAGTACCTTCAGCGTCAGGCGCTTCACCTCTTTCAGATCCAAGTTGTTTGTTGACAACATCTAATTTTCCTCTAATGTCGGCGAACATCGCCTTATTTTTACCTACAGCTAGTGATGATTCCCATGGTAAGCTGTTCTTTTGCAAGAAGGCATGGAAACCCAACGCACCGATACCGATTGATCGTTCGCGCATTGCTGAGTAGGTTGCACGTGAGATTGTGGCAGGTGCATTATCAATAAAATACTGAAGCACATTGTCAAGCATTTCTGCAACATCACGAAGGAAAGTAGGATCGTTCTTCCACTCATCATAGTATTCCAAGTTCAAAGACGACAAACAGCAAACAGCTGTACGTTGCTCGTTTGTAGGCAGGATAATCTCAGAGCACAAGTTAGACTGGTGAATCTTAAGACCTAGATCCTTCAAGTGTTGAGGCATCTTACGATTAGACTCGTCAATGAAGTGGATGTACGGCTCACCAGTTTGCATGCGCATTTCGAGAATCTTCTGCCACAATTCTTTAGCAGAGACTGTCTCTCGAATTTCATGTGACGCTGGGTCAACCAAGTCCCATGAGTCATCAGCATTCGGATCAATCATACAACGTTCGATGATTTCCATGAACGCATCAGGGATGTTAATACCATGGTGAAGGTTCAGACAACGCATGTTCTGATCACCAGTTGGTTTACGCATCTCCAAGAAGATTAGAATATCAGGGTGAGATATGTCAAGATAAGCAGCGTAAGAGCCACGACGAGTGCGACCTTGGCGATAAGCCAGAGAGGACGCATCGTACATCTTAAGGTGGGGCATAACGCCAGTAGATTTGTCATCAGCAGAACGAATACCAAAACCAATGCCGACACCGCCACCAAGCATGCTAAGCCAGTTAGTTTCGCTAAGGTTATCAACTAGACCCTCCGCAGTATCTTCAATGTAGTTTAAGAAGCAGCTGATCGGTAGACCACGCTTGCTGCGACCAA